CGCCAGACTCGTCTCAACGATGTGCATGATGTACGGCGGATACAGCTTGCTCGTCCACTCCGCAGCCTCACGCAGTTCATCCACCACGCCCCGGTACGCCTTGTAGCGGCGATCCACGTCAGCGATGAACCCAGCATGGAACGACTGGCACTCACCGATGTACTGGATCGCCTTGTCGAAGGCGTCCTTGTTGGGGAGCCTCTCAGCCACCGACCGCCCCCAACGCCTGCCTCAGCGCACGGGGGTCAGCCTTGCCCTGGAGCAGACCGTCCTGGCCCTGCTGCTCCTCCACAAGAATCTTTTGAAGCGTGGCGAGGCACTTCAATACGGTCTGAATGTGCATCTCGTCGTCCTCGGCCTCCGCGTACTCCTTCAGCATGTCGAGCGCACCGCGCAAAGCCTCGGTGTTAGCGCCACCCGCAGACCCGTACAGCGAACCTTCCGGCTGCGCGTCCGGAGGCCCCATTTCCGCGTTCGTCGCCTCGGTCGCCATCTGCTCTGCCGCAGCCAACAGATCAGGGGGAATCCCCCCGCCGGCAGCGGGCTGAGGGGCAGCGCCCCCCATCAGGGCTGAAAGCATCTCAGGAGGCAGTCCTGGTGCCGCCATTCTTATCTCCTCTGTGCCCTCGGATCCAGCGCGGACAGGGGCTTGGGTTTCGAGACGCGGAAGGCGTCCATGTTCTTCTTCTTGTACGAGTGCTGGTGCTCACCGAACTCGCCGTACAGGACGAGTGCGATGCCCCACGCGATCACAACGTCGTCGTTGCAGCCGTCCGCCGCACGAGGCGACGGGCGGGTTTCACGGTGGACGAACGTCCTCGACTCGGACAACCAGCGAGGCGTCATCCAGGGCAGAAGCCTGTCGTTCACCCAGTCCCGAAGCGCGGACACGACATGCGCTCGTGTCTTCTGGTTCATCGGGAACCCGAGCTGCACCGTGGTCGGGCGCGTCGGATGATCCCAGGAGCGGTGCCGGTACATCTTCGGGTACGGCTTGCGTCCCTTGTGCCCGTCCCGCAAATGGCCGATCACCACGTCCCCGTAGCCGCCACCCTTCTCCACGGCAAGCCGCGCGGTGTTGTACCACAGGCCCAGGAAATGCAGTTGCTCAGCGAACGCCTCATAGTCGGCCTTCATGTAGACCTCGGCGCACGGAGCGCCCGTCTGAAGGTCGATCACCGCCCCTACAGAGAAGTCTGTGCCGTGCCCGGTCGCAACGTCCGCTGCCAGCCCGTACTCCTTGTTCGGTTCGGGCTTCTGGAACACCTCCACCCAACCGGACTCGGATGCCACCAGTTTCGCCTTGTTCGGCTGATCCGTATACGTGACGAACTGGAACCGGCCCTCGTTGGGACAGCCAAGCTCCGTGTACTCCTTCAGGGCGTGAACGTCGAAGTACGGGTTGCCGGACAGCAGGAACGCCTCGTCCGGGGTGTTCGGGTACTGCTCCGCCTTCTCCGCCTGACCCAACGCAACGTTGTCGTACCAGGCATCGTCACGGTCAGGGTGCAGATCCCAACGCAGGAACTCGCGGTGCAGACGGGGATAGTCAGGCCCGCCAGCCCCAACCCACAACTCGTGGAAGAAGTTGCCCCTGCCCTTCCCGTCCGACATGCCGTTCGCGGTGGACACAACCCCGATCCGGCCACCCTTGTCACCCATCGCCGGGATGACCGCTTTCCAAAGCTCTCTGGCGTACTCCTGGCGTGACGCCTCATCGAAGATGATGAGCGCCGCAGACCGACCGTGGCCGGCGCTCTTGGTGGCAGCCATACCAACGATCGAGGACACCTTGCCGTCCCTGTGACGCAACTCGATCGTCGTGGACGGCCTTGCGTTGCGGCTGGGCTTCACCACTTCGACCAGCGAACGGAAATGATCCGGCAGGGACAGGAACATGTCCCAGATCCGGTTGATGACCGCTACCGCGTCGTCCTCTTTGATCGAGTAGACAAGGATGTCGGCACCGGGCTTGAACAGCGCCGTGTGCAACGCCAGCATCGCCCACACCCAGGTGACACCAAGCTGGCGTCCCTTCAGCGTGATCGTCTGGTCTGCCGCAAGAACCTTGTCGAGATACTCGCGCTGCCAGAACCACTCGTTGCCCCGGTACTCCAGGCCGTGCTCCTCCGCCTCGTCGGGCGTGAGCATCGTGAACCGGAACACCTCTCCCGAGCGGGAGTCGATGCACGTTAGATGGTTGGCGAAGAACGCCGGGTGCTCGCGGGCGGACTCGATCTCCACATAGGCCCGCAGAGCACTCACCGGCTCCGCGGTCTGTGTGCTCAAGTCGTGATCGTCTCGATCAGATACGCGCTATAGCCGGAATAATCAAACCACTGTTGATAGTCGGCAAGCGTGTGGTTGTTCCCGTAGGTGCCGAACACCGGGTAGAACTCCTTGAACCCCAACTGGTTGACAGCCGTGAACTCCATGCGCTCCGGTGTCGCCAACGGGTTCTCGTTCACATAGCACTCCGCATGACAGACGAACCCCGCGTCCACCCACGGCTTCGCGTTCGCCCTGGACGCCGCAATGTCCATTACGCCGTTCTGGTCTGTGACAGCGAACCCGGCGAAGTTCGTGACTGTCGCCAAAGGACAGTCGGGCAGGTTCCCGGACAGGATCGCCTGGGTTCCACCTACGAAGTCGCCCCAGCCCTCAACCTCGGCAATCGCAAAACCGGCATCGTCCGGTGTCCTGACGATGTTCTCTGCCATCGTCCACCACACACCCGGAAGCAGCCCCTCGGCACGCAGCACCTCCTGGAACACAGGCCACCGTTGCTGATTGTCGAAGTCGTCCAGTTCGAGTGCGACAGCATAGAACCCGAGCTGCTTCGCTCTGCGAGCCAAAGACAGGGCGGTGAACTGGCCGCTGGCAAGACCCCATGCCGCGTACGCTACCCCCGGAACGGGAAAGGGGCAGGGGCCTGCGCCTCCAGCGCAGACAGCCGATCCTCGAACTCGTTGTGTCCCTTGACCAGAGACTTGAGGGTCGCGGTGCGCTTCTCCCAGGCAGCCCTGTGCTCAGGGTGCAGGTTCTTCTCGCGCAGCAGCGCAGCGTCGAGGCCGTGCTGGTATCCGATCTTGTCAGCCACGGATCCCCTTTCGCTTCTTCTTTGTCTCTGCGTCCATGACGAACCCGCCGATCATTCCGAACGAGCCGTCCTCTTCGACCTTCGTCACCCTCGCTCCGGCCCTGCCCTTGCGCTTCGGGATCTTGTCGAAGTACATGCGCCGCTTTGCCATCACTTCTTCCCCTTCGCGATCTTCGACTTCTTCGCGCCAGGGTGCCGCACGGTCTTCTCGACCTTCCCGGCCTTGATCGTCGCCGCGATAGCGGCAGCCTTGCCAGCGTTCACGCCGGCTCGTTTCTGGCCCAGACAACACCGACAGCGGACGCGACAGCGCCCAGGATCGCGATGATCTCCGGTTGCGACAGGTCACCGTCCTGGAGCGCGGTGCCCACCACGACCAGCACACCGGCAGCGGCGGCAACGCCCTTCTTGTACTTCTTCAACTTCATGCGTCCTCGCTTGTTGGCTTGGTTGCGTACGCCAGCACGCCGGGATGGTCGGGATACGGGTCGGAGCAGATGTTCCCGATCGTCAGTCCGGCGTCACGAAGCAACATCTCGATGGCCTCGTTGGTGAACCGCCAGTAGTCGCCCGGATATTCGTGATAGGGGAACCCGATGCCGCGCGTCGTGAGCAACAGATGCCCGCCCGGTCGCAGCACCCGCGTCATCTCCGAAATCGACTTCCAGAACGCCGGGTCGTGCTCCAGCATCTCGGTGCAGACCACAACGTCGAACGACTCGTCCTTGAACGGGATGTCGTTGGCAGACGCGACAAGATCCACGCCATCCCCGTCTTCCATGTCGATGCCGATGTACTGGCCCGTGAAGTAGGGCCGCACCGTACCGTTGATGTTCTGGCTGCCGCACTCAAGCGTCTTCAGCTCGGCAAGGTTGTACCGCTCGACGTGCTTCTCCACGTAGTACAGGACGGACGGGTGCAGAAGATCACTTCCTCGTTTTTTGGTGCCAGTAGTAGGGCCACAGGCGTTCCATCACCCAGGGCGCGGACTGCCTCGACATCTCCCCGACCATCAACTGGTAGTCCTTGACAGGACGGGACAGGATCGTCTCCGCCGACGCGGAGAACTGTCCCCCGGCCGTGAACGACAACGACTCCGGAGGCTCCGTGCCGATCCAGTCATCCCAGTATTCGCGGATCGGCAACCCGGGATGGTGCGGAAGCCCTTCCAGGTCACACACCACTTTCCAGGTTCCCAGCTCCACGAACGGCCCCTCTTCGAGCAGGGCCACGTTCAGATCGGGGCAATGCGGAAGGGGGCTGCCCTGCACGCACGCAACCCGGTCACCGGGACGCAGGCTGTCGTACACCTTGGCAAGACCGAAGAAGAACGACGAGCACTCCCTGCCCTCGTTCGGCAGATCCACGTTCTTCGTCACCACAATCGGGTTCCACCCGTCGATCGTGTCCAGCCAGGAGATGTCCTCCTGCCAGCGGGCAACGATCAGATGGTTCACCGGCGCTCGAACACGGCGAGACGGAAACAGTCGTCCCACAGCCTCCACTCCGGATGGTCGAGCAGCTCAAGAGCGAAACGGGTCACACCGGGCCAGGGACAGGAATCGGGGTCACGCTCGTCGTACCACCAGGCGTCGTGCAACGCGATCCTGGCGTTGCGACCAAGCCGGGGCGCATACAGCTTGAACGCCCGTTTCGTGTCCTCGTAGGTGTGCTCGTGGTCGATGTGCAGCATGAGCGCCCCCCTGGGAACCTTCCGGTACACGTCGCGGTAGTCGCCCCGCACAACCGTTACCGGCAAGCCCTTGATGTGCTCCATGAACTCGTCGTAGGTGTCCACGGTGCCGTGCTCGCTGGAACCAGTGAACGTGTCCACCGCCCAGCCGGGAAACTCTGTCTGCCCGAGAACAGCGGTTGACAGGCCCTTCCACGATCCGATCTCCACCCACGGGCCACGGGTTGC